ACTGATACCGGGTGGAGCAATCGCCTTTGTTGAGGTGAAAGCGACTGGAGAAAAGATGCGGCCACTGCAAATAAAGAGAAAAAGGCAATTAGAGAAAATAGGATTCTTAGTATATCAACTGGATGATATTGAGATGATCGGAGGGATGCTGGATGAAATATGTGCCACATGAATATCAAAAATATGCACAGGAGTTTATTCTCGCACATCCTGCTTGTGGGCTTCTATTTGATATGGGTTTAGGGAAAACGGTGATTACCCTTACTGCAATTAATGAATTAATGTTTGATTATTTCGATGTTGCAAAGGTGCTGGTGATTGCCCCACTCCGAGTGGCACAGGATACTTGGAGTAAGGAGTGTGAAAAGTGGAATCACCTAAAAGAGATTAGAATATCAAAGGTATTAGGTTCTGAAAAAGAGAGAAAATCAGCACTTTGGAAGAAGGCTGACATTTACATAATCAATCGTGAAAATGTTGAATGGCTGACAAAAAATTATAAATGGGATTTTGATATGCTGGTAATCGATGAACTTTCAAGCTTTAAGTCATATTCAGCAAAACGTTTTAAAGCGCTTCGGAAGGTGCGGCCTCTGGCAAAAAGAGTAGTCGGGCTTACAGGAACACCGGCACCCAACAGCCTTATTGATTTGTGGAGTCAGATTAATCTGCTCGATATGGGAGTAAGGCTTGGGAGATTCATTGGCAGTTACAGAAGAGATTACTTCGAACCCGACAAAAGAAACCGAGATGTCATATTCAGCTACAAGCTGAGAGAAGGTTCTGAGAACACCATTTATGATAAAATTTCCGATATTTGTGTGAGTATGAAGGCTTGTGATTACCTGCATATGCCGGAGCGAATTGAAAACATAGTTGAAGTTTCTATGGATCAAAAGGAAGCGGCACTTTATAAAAAGTTAGAACGTGAATTGCTGCTTCCTTTTGAAGATGGAGATATAGAAGCAGTCAATGCCGCGGCACTATCCAATAAGCTGCTTCAAATGGCAAATGGTGCAGTATATGATGAGTTTAGGAAAGTGAAGTGGATTCACAATAAAAAGTTAGATGCGCTAGAAGATTTGATCGAAGCGGCAAATGGGAAACCCGTGCTGGTGTTCTATTCCTACCTTCATGACAAGAGCAGAATATCTGAACGCTTTGATGCCACAGATTTAAAGAGCAATGATGACATCACAAGGTGGAATAATGGAGAAATTAAGATTGCAATTGCTCATCCTGCTTCAGTAGGTCATGGGCTTAACTTCCAAACAGGCGGCTCAACCGTCATTTGGTTTGGCATGACATGGAGCTTGGAGTTATATCAGCAAGCCAATGCGAGACTTTGGCGGCAAGGTCAACGGGAAACCGTAGTGATTCATCATATTATTTGCAAGGGAACGATGGACGAGCAGGTTATGGCAGCACTTGCAAAAAAAGAAACGGGACAAACTGCATTGATCAATGCAGTTAAAGCAAGGATAGGAGGTGGGGCAGATGATCGCATGGAAGTATTTAGATAAGCAGCAGGCGGCGGTTAATGCAATGAAAGACTTTGAAAATATGACCTGCATGATTACCCTGACCCCTGATGAAATAAAGACTATTGAAGAGGATATGGTAAGCCCGAGGGGCAGTAATATTGATGATATGCCGCACGTTAGTAATCTCCTAAGCCATGAAGATATGATGATTAGCAGCATCAGCAAGTTGGATGTTCTTAACCAAAGGTATCAACAGGCAGTAGAATTTATGAGTTGGTTTAAGCCCGCTTGGGACACGCTATGTGAAGAAGAACGGATTATCTTAAGCGAGTTCTACCTTGTGAATGGCAAGAAGACTGATGCAGTTGGAAACCTAAGTGAGCGACTCTATTGCGGTAGGTCGGAGGTATATCGCCGAAAGGATAAAGCGGTGGAGCGTTTCAGTGCATTATTGTTTGGTTATTAAAATATGAGTTGGGATTTTTCTGGGGCGACTTCTACTGTCTAGAGTGATACACTAATAACATAGAAATATATGAAGACACAGAAGCTCTTGGGCGGCAACGCTTGAGGGCTTTTACTATGTATAAATGGGGGAGAACAGAATGCATAAATGCAAAGGCTGTGTTTGGGCGAATTGGCTGTCAGAGGAAAAGATCTACTGCTTCTTCCCCCAGTGTGTGAAGAATAAGGCGGTGAAACCAGTGCCAACAAGGCCTAAGCGACCCTGCTCGTACCCATGCTGTCCTGAACTTGTGGATGGCAGGTACTGCGAGGCTCATCAAAAAGTCATTGATAGAGGCTACAACAAGGAAAGAAGCCCGGAGATAAAGAAACGTTACGGCAGCGCTTGGAGAAAGATACGCAGCAGATACATCAAGGCACACCCACTGTGTGAGCAGTGCAATAAGACTGGCAAGCTAACTCCTGCTGAGGAAATACATCATATTGTTCCGTTATCTAAAGGCGGTACGCATGAAGAAAGGAATTTGATGAGTCTCTGTACTTCTTGTCATTCGACTATCACTGCCCGCGAAGGCGGTCGATGGGGGTAGGGGAGGTAAAATCTCTGGTACTTTTTTCCTATTGCAACGGGTGGAGGGTAACGCGCGAAAATTCGCGTATTCAAAGGGGCAATTAAGGATAATTCAAAGAGGGAGTTAACGCCCTTGTGAAAGGGGGCGAATAGAGTGGCACGCGGAGGCTCAAGAACAGGTGCCGGAAGGCCAAAAAAGCCTTTATCAGAAAAAATATTAGAAGGCAATCCTGGGAAAAGGACTTTGAAGATCATTGATTTTCCAAAAGGCGATGCGCTAAGTGATATTCCTATTCCACCTGACTATTTGGCTGAAGCTGCAAAAGGCGATGGCAAATGGCCAAGTGCAGAGAAAATATTTACGAATGTATCCGCTTGGCTTGAACGAACAGGATGTCTTTCACTGATATCGCCTGAACATATTTCTGATTATAGTCTGCTCAAAGCCAGATGGCTTGAGTGTGAAGCAATGAACGCAAAACACGGCCTTTTGGCAAGGCATCCAATTACACAGCAGCCGATTGCCAGTCCCTATGTTCGCATGGGGATTGATTATTTAAAAGCATCAGATGCCGCTTGGTCAAGAATTTGGACTGTGGTATCTCAGAACAGTTTAAAGGATTTACGTTCAAACAGTCCTAATGACGATATTATGGAAAGATTACTGAGCGGTAGAAAATAAGGGAGGCGGCATATGATGAATATTCAAAATATAGCGATAGATAAAATCAAACATGCAAAATATAACCCAAGAAAAGATCTTAAGCCGGGTGATGCGGAATACGAAAAGCTCAAACGCTCTATTGAGGAATTTGGTTATGTCGAGCCTGTCATCTGGAATAAACAGACCGGTAATATTGTTGGCGGGCATCAACGCTTCAAGGTGCTGGTGCAGCTTGGAATGAAAGAAGTCGACTGTGTCGTTGTAGAACTGGATGAGCAAAAAGAAAAAGCTCTTAACATTGCGCTGAATAAAGTAAGCGGTGACTGGGATATCCCATCATTAGCGGATTTGCTGAAAGATCTTGATACCAGCGGGTTTGATGTTTCGCTCACAGGTTTTGACCTTTCAGAACTAAATGAACTGTTTGGTGAACCGGATACCAAAGAAGACGATTTCGATGCGGACAAGGCACTCAATGAGATTGAAACGCCAATTTCTAGGCCGGGGGATGTTTGGCTGCTTGGCAAGCACCGTCTGATTTGCGGCGACAGCACAGCGAGCGAGGCTGTAACTACCCTTATGAATGGACACGAAGCGGATCTGGTTCTGACCGATCCTCCCTACAATGTGGATTATGAGGGAGGAACAGATAAAAAGCTGAAAATCCAAAATGATAAGATGAAGGACACACAGTTTCTCCAGTTCTTAACGGATGCTTTTACCAGAATGTATGAGCATTCAAAAAAGGGTGCTGCAATTTATGTTTTCCACGCAGACAGCGAGGGCTACAACTTTAGAAATGCATTTAAACTTGCTGGGTATCAATTAAGGCAGTGCTTAGTGTGGGTAAAAAGTTCGCTGGTCATGGGAAAACAGGATTACCAGTGGCAGCATGAACCAATTCTTTATGGCTGGAAGGATGGGGCAGGTCACGCATGGTATTCAGATCGAAAGCAGACCACCCTTGTGAAGTTTGATAAGCCGCACAGAAATGGCGAGCATCCCACCATGAAGCCGGTCGGACTTTGCGGATATTTCATTGCGAACTCCAGCAAGGAAGGCGATATTGTGCTTGACCTATTCGGTGGGAGTGGTTCCACCCTTATCGCCTGTGAACAAACCGGAAGAATCTGCTACACTTCCGAACTCGACCCGAAATACTGTGATGTTATTGTAAAACGGTATCGTGAACAGGTCAGTGGCAGTGAAACGGTTTATTTGCTTCGCGGCACAGAAAAAATTCCATATACAGAAACATTAACTTGCAATTTCACAGCGTTAGAGTGATAGATGTAACTACCAAAAAACAAAGGTGGTTAAACAAATGGAAAATATCAGAATATTACAGAAAATCACAGGACAGGAACGTAAGATCAT